TAGGCTTTATAAATGTCTTATTATTGTTAATTGTATTGTTGGGTAAAGATTCTTTACCATCTGAGGTAAACTTTTTTGACCCCTTAGGTAAACTTTCTTTACCAATGGTAAAGTGGTCATCAGCAATACCAAAACTTCTATAATCATCTATAGCATCCTTAAAAGTACCTGCACATCTAAGATGGTTAGTCTTCTCATGTTTAGTTACCAATCCTTTTAAAATTAGACCCTTAATGATGTTTAAAATAGATTGTTTTGACAAGTCTAAATCATCTGCCATAGTTTCTCTACTCATGTAGCACCAATGAGAATCGTTGTTTTGCATACGAAGAATAGTGTCTAACACACAATACTCGTTACAAGATAAATGAAAAGCCTTCCTTACTGGATGGATAATCGTTGTATAAAATTGAGCCATAAAAATAAAAAAAGGGCTTCAGACTCACAGGTAATGCGACTACCTGTTTATCCTCCACCCAATAAATTCTTTGTTGTATTGTCGCATAATACATTACAAATATACTAAACTAATTTCTCAAATTCTTCAATGGTCTTAAAGATTTGATGTGCTACCTGAGGAACTATGGCGTTTCCATATGCTTTTATTGATTCATTTCTCCATTTAGGAAAGGTAATAGAGTCCAATTGTCTGGGAATCCCATCATCTCCTCCACAAAGAGGGGACTTAGATGGGAACGAGTCCCAAAAATTTCGTTCATCTGACTTCCTAAATCGTCCCCCTTCCAATTCTCTGTTTTCCAATGCATATTCTTGTCCGATGCTCTCGGAGTTTGCAAAAGCTTTTCGTGTAATATTTTCATTTTCCCACTTAGCATTGTCGCTGTTCCATCCTTTCTTTTTTGTCCTTTCCAATCCCCTGCTATTGGAGTTGGTAACATCCCTTGCCTCGCTAATTTTGTTAATGACATTTGACTTTCCGTTGGAGATCCTGACATTTTCCCCCCTTCTGATGCCAATGGTGTCGGAAGCATTCCAAATACTTGTGTCGCTAAATTCGGCATCGTTGTTCCGTTTGGATATTTCTCCATTCTCTGTTTGAATTTCTCCAAGTTCTGAACCTCTTCCCTTGTCGTTGGCGTAAGCAATAAACCAGACTCTATATCTTTGGTGCGGTGCACCGACACTTGCAGCTGGAATAAGAAACGATTGGACTTCATATCCTTCCCTTTCCAAATCATCGTACACCTCGTGGAATACCAACCCTTCATTCCAACTAACAAGTCCACGAACATTCTCGCCAACAACCCATCTTGGTTTGACTTCTTTAATGCACCTAAGCATTTCAGGAAAGAGATGTCTTTCATCTTGCTTTCCAAGTCTTTTTCCTGCTGTTGAGTATGGTTGACAAGGGAATCCGCCTGTAAGGATGTCAACTGATCCTGAGTGAATAGTAAAGTCTGTTTTAGTAATGTCATTGTAACTAATTGAATTTGGGAAATGGTGTTTTAATACTTTTTGTCCGAATGGATTCCATTCGCAATGAAATAGGTTGTTCCAACCCATCCATTCTGCGGCTAAGTCAAATCCACCTATACCGCTAAATAATGATGCGTGTGTCATGTTTTGTTATTTTTTTATTCTAAATATCACATCTCTATCATTGTGCTTAAATCTACGCTTTAATAATGGACTAAGAGACTTCTTTATTGCGTCTTGTGTTATTCTTGTTGTCCTTGCTGCATGAGCTAAAGATTTAAACAATACTTCACTTTTGTCGTCAACATAAATCATCCTCACTGGTACTGAGTTCTCTAATCCTGCAATCTCCATCATATATTCTTGAATTTACTAATTATGGTTAATGTTACAAATAGCAATATTGCTAGTGGTATAGATATTATTACAAACTTTGTAAGCTCGTATATAAATATGAATTTTTGTTTCATTTGTTTATAAGTTTATAGAATAGCTTTTCACCTAGCTCCCAAAGTGCTATAATTAAAATGATTGTCATAAGATTAAAATAACCACCCCAAGTTTCACTAATTACTATCAGGTTATTAATATTTTATCATGAGGTGGTCAAAGTTTTTATTTCTTTAAGTTAATCTTAAAGGTTGTAGTGCTAATTCTAGGAGCTGGGTGTACCATTTCGCCTGATTCTGGATCAACCATAGAGGTTGGTAGTGTTCTAAGCATCTTCTCTCTTTCCTTGATAGCAAACTTCATAGACTCTAATTGGTCATTCATCTTGCTCCAAGTATAATCTTGGTCATAGATATACTTAACACCTGATTCAAACTTAGCCATTTCGCTTCCTAAGACCTCAGCCTTGCCTCCAGGATACTTACTAAGCTCATCTAATACTAGCTCTTTTAAATCGGCTCTAATGCCCTCTAAAAGCTGTACTACAGCCTCAGACCTAACGAGTAGTTCTAGTGGTGACTCACCAGTTTGTGTAAAGTGATCTACTATCTGCGACTTGATTAACTCAATAGCAAATTTGTTAGGCTCAATAGAAGCAAGTTCTACTTTGGGTAATAATGTTAAATTCATATTATTTTAGGTTTTCTTTTTTCATTTTTAATACCTTCATCAATGTTTCATCAGAATCAAATGATTGCTTGTAAGTAAAGTATATGTCAGTCAATTGCTTAACCTTAGTACACTTAGCTACTTCCATCATTATTTCTTCTCTTGTAGGCTCTTCTTCTAAGATTTCAGCTACAACTGTTTGTACTGGCTTAGAGGTTTTTTTCGGCTCTTCATGTACGAAATCCATCTCTTCAGCAGGTGTCGCCTCGAATCCAGCAGCTTTCATCAACCATGCTAACTGATTACGGAATGCTTTACCTACTGCTCTAGTTTGTGCCATAGATAAGATAGCATACTCATCAAAGAATTTTTTGCTACCCTCTTTGTTAGAACATATTGCTATGCCTACAGACACTAACTTATTGTCTTGGTACGATCTAACCTCGCAAGTAGCCATGTACTTAATCTCTTTTTCACTTGATAAGTCTTGTACGCTTGTAATGATAGGGAATAAGCCTAATGAAGCTCCAGCCATCTGCCAGGCTTCTACGTTACAATAGTCCTTACCCTTAATGTTAGATACTAAGTGTGCATCCTTTACAAAGCGTTTAAGCTCGTTAGATAAAGAAAGCATAGAGTCCTTGTTGACCATTTGGTAACTAGGAGCTTGAATCTGTGTGTTAGTTGTTTGCAATTCCATTTGTTAATTGATTTTGTTGTGTAAAAAATTGAGCCTTTCTGATTGGATATTGTTCCCACATTTTAACTATAGCCTCCATAGTTTCAAAACTTGATTGGCTGTAGCTCATGTTGTGGATGATTTTTGCGACAAAGATTTTTTTGTCTGTTTCGTTCATGTGTGCGAATGATGATAGCATTTTGTTTGTTTTAATAGTTATCTGAATATAATTTAGGAATCTTTATTTTGCTTCTTACCTTCTCATATTGCTCCATATAGTAAGGTACTACCTCTATATCGTTTACAAAGGTGTTAATGCCATGTAAAACTGTAGTCCTATCCTTGTTAAAATAAGGAGCTATCTGGGCGGCTTTTTGTTTATAGTGAACATGAAGGATATAGAAGCACATATTACGAGCAAGTACCTGAGGTCTATATCTACCTTTTTTAGTGATCACCTTTTCAGGTAAATTAGTGACATTAGATATTTGCTTTACTATGTTATTGACTATATCCTGGTCCACATTGTGTATCTTTCTTTTAAATAGGTTTTGTCTTGGAGTCCTATATTTCGCTGTAATCATTTATTTGGTTTTTAAGTAGTTCAAGTTTTTTGGAATAAAAGGTTTTTATTAGCTCGGTCATCTCATAATCGTTATTCTTTAATCTTGTTTCAATAACATAACGACTATAGCCTGTTATCTCCATAATCTTCTTCATGTCCCCATACCTAAAAAGGCTTCTGTAATCTGTAATTTGTAGCATTTGTTTATCTGTTTTTATAGTGATTGATATGTCTGTCTATTCCTTGAACTGCGGCATCTAATGAAGCATAATAACTAGCTCTCCAGTAATACCATTTGCCATGTAGGATTTGGTTATCCCAAGTTATATACATCCCTTTGTAGGTGTATTGTTTTGACATTCTTCCGTTACTGTTAACATAGGTAAACTCTTCTTTGATACCTTTTTTCTTTTGTTCTAGGGTTAGTTTCAACATTGGTTTTGGTTTTATTCCTCTTGTGAGGGTTTTTGTAAGGTTTTTGTTTCTAATACTTCTGTTATTCTTAAAGGCAAACCATTAGTTAGCTTTTCAAAGATGGCATAAGCTTCATCCTTATCCTTATTAAATGATCCACTAATAATGATACCTTCTTGCTTTGTGTAGTACATCGTACTACCTAAAATTAAGTCTGTGTCTTGTACGAATTCAAATTTCATGTGTTTTATGTTTTATTTGTTAAGTTTTTGGTGTCTAGTAAAATAGGTTTTTGGATCACCTATCTTGACCTGGCTCATATTCTTCTCATATTCCAATGGATGAATGCAAGTTTTTGTCTGATAGTTGTAATAGGCTTGTTCGCCTTTGTCGATGATTGTGCCAGTAATACCGCACTTCATCTGATAACTGAGTGTGATTAATTCGTGCATGGGTTTTTTGTTTTGGTTGTAGAATGTAAAATTAGGAAGTTTTTGTAAAAATTTGAAAGTTTTTTGCTAAAATTTTGTTAAAGCTTTGCAAAAGTTTTTGTCCATGCAAAAGATTTTTGCCCCAGATTTTTGTGGGTTTTTTGGGGAGTTTTTGCATAGGGTTTTTGGCAGGTTTTTGTCTGCAACTGAAAAGTAGTTGCACATTTAACTAGCTTTTGCCGATATGTAAGGGCAAAGCATAGCTAAAAGGCATTTTAAGGCACTTTTAAGGCTTAAATTTCGCTTATTTTATTTGGTTAGTATAGACATACCAACCGCAAACAAATTGGCTAAAAACGTCTTATTTTGCTAAATATTCAGCCTCTTTTATTTGTGCTATTTTTTGGGCTAATTGATCTGTATTATAAGATTGAAACGCTATACCTCCTCCGAATTGTTTGTTATGAAACTTACGCCCTCCTAATTGACGAGCTAAAAAAAGAGCTCTTTCGTATGTGTCAGCCAATTGCAAGTAATGAACAACAAAACGAGGGTTTCCGTTTGTGTCGTTGTTGATGCGTGTAAACATTATGTTTTATTTTGGTTAATATAGCCCCTAAAAGAGGCTATTTCGGCTAATATCAAGCCTCGTCAGTTAACCTATGCCAATTTACTACCAAAATGAAGCAAATATTTGCGTGTAAAGGCGTGGCAACCTATTTTTATAATGTTATCCACTTGATCAACTTTATAATTCAGGATCTGTTCGCCTACCTTTAAATTATTTGTTTTTATCTTATTATGTAATCTTTTCGCTATTTCAATAGGTATTTGAACCGCTTGAGTAGTTTCAACCCTATCATTGTTTACCCTCAAAAAATCAAATTTGTATTTGGCGTAAACTCTTTGAGTTTCACAATTAAACCACTTTGTGATCTGTTCTTTAAATTCTTTTTTATCCTCTTTTCGCTTTTTAACTTGATTAGCTTTTATTATTTCAGCTCTTTTTGCTAAATATTCTAAATTCTCTTTTTTATCCTTTATAGATAAAACCATCTTTAAAATATCAGGTATTTCAATGTCGTAAAAATCTGCATATTCATTAACTTGATTGGATAGGTAGCCCAATTCATTGATATATATTTCAGGCTTTTTTGCTTTTTGTAGCTTTTCTGCTTGTATTTCGGCTAAATTCAACCACGCTTTAAAGTTGTCAGCGTGTGACATTTCAGGATTATAACAATAAATTGTTTTGTATTGTCTAGTAGCTGCTTTTGTTATGCTGATCTGTTTGCTTGTTGTGTTTGAATACGTCCTGAAAGTAAATAAAAGAGCTTCAACGCCTCTTTTGTTTGTTACTATTTTAGCGATAGGAAAGTGACGCCCATAGCTATAAATGGTAAACGTATCAAAAAAGAAAGACCCATTTGAGTTTCTACCCTCGTATTGTGTTTGCTCGGCAAATTTGTGAGCTAATTCAGAGTTATTAAATACTTTTTTCATTGTGTTATAATTTTATAAATGATTGTAATGTGTTTAAAGCTATTTCGTAAATATCTACATTTTCAGAGTCACAAACCTGATAAGATTTTTCCATCATTATTTGCAATCTTAAAGCCTCTTTTTTAGTAAAGCAAGGCTTATCGTTGTAGTTATATACATAGTCAGAGAAAGGCGTGTCAACATGGAAATTGATGCCTAAATCATAGACGATATGCTCAAAGAACCTTTGAACATCTTGTGATCTATTAATGTCTTGTAGTGTCATTGTATTAGGTTTTATTTGTTTGTTATTTCTTGCCATATTGTTTTGGCAAGTGTGATTAATAAAGTACCAATAATAAGGTACAAAGCAAAGTCGATGATGTTCATAGTTATTTGATTTTAGTGATTAAATAATCAGTGAATAATTTAGCTATGTTACCTAGTATTAAGGTAACTAGAGCCAATGAATAAAGTTGCAGAAAGTTGTCTAAATGTTGCATAATTGTTTTGTTTTAGTTATTAATAGGACTTAAAGATAAGTACAAAACTAATACAAAGTTCAAAAATATATAAATATTTTAAAATTATTTTTATTCTAGTTGATATATAATAACTAAGTATTCAATTAATAATTATATATTATATTATTAAGTACATTAGTAATTTAATATCTTATTAAGGATATAAGTACTTTACTAATTAAATTAGTAGGTATATATTAATATAATAGTTCACCTGGTTTTTACTTTTGCCGTTTGAGTGACCTAGCAATCATTAAATTATTCGTACTAACTTAGCGGACACACTAACCAATAAATAAGCACATGAATAGGGTAGACAAGCAGCATATAATATATATTATGTTAAGTGATAGGGGATACTACTCCCCCACTCGACCCCCTACCCTATTTTTTAGCGTCCCCTACCCTACTGCCCCCTTGTGCCCCCCAATATTCTGATATAAAACAATGATTTTAACATTTTTAAACATTTGAGATGAAAGATACTTACGGCAAACGAGAGTACACTTGTAAATGTGGTACTAAGACTGATGGATACGTTTGGTTTAGTCAAATCAAGGCTACACAGTTTGAATGCACTAATTGTGGCAAGTGGTTAGGTTATGATAACCTGGAGAAGAAGGTAACTAGCATTATTTCAATACGCACACCAACAAAGAATAGATAATATGAACGCACAATTCAAGGAAATAGCTAAAGAGGCTTTTATCATAGCCTATAAGGAGAACTTTGGCAATATCACCATATCATGTGAGGCTTCTGGAGTCGGTAGGACGCAGTATAAGACTTGGTTGAAGGATGATCCTGAGTTTGCTAAGAGATTGGCTGAAATCGAGCCTGAGGAGATAATGCTTGACTTTGGCGAACAAAAGCTAATGGAGAGGATTGCTAGAGGTGATACCTTAGCGACCATGTTCTTACTGAAGACTAGAGGCAAGAGAAGAGGATATATCGAGAAGACTGAGGTTGCTCATGAAGGAGATGTGGTTAAGCAAATTACAGTCAACGTAGTTAAACCGAATCAAATTGGAGATATTATGAAACAAGTAGAC